GTCGTGGGTGATGCGGGGAAGTCGATAGCCATTATCAGTTACCTCCGTTGTTGATGGAAGCCTGATAAGCAGCAATGACTTCAGGTGTCCACAGTGCTGCTGCAACCGCCTGCAGTTCTGCGCAATCTTCCGACACGTCTTCACCAGGATTGCGGCAATGTCGGTGATAGCTGCGTCCCACTTCTACGCCATCTTTTTCAATGATGTCTGCGCGGCGGCATTGGAGAATGGAATAAGGCGGGATGATTTCAATCTTGTGCTCGTGGCGCTCAACAAAAGTAGCCATTAGAAACGTCCTCCAGACGTAGCGGGTTTAGGCCGTAGTTTTAAGCCGTTGCGGGCTTTTAATTAAGCTATAAAATACGTCAAAGTGACCCATATGCTTCCAGCAGCGTCATATGCAAGACTACCTGCAGTGGTGGTTCCGTTTGTTGATGTTACTCCAACGTTGATAACGTTACTTGATGAAGTATAGGCGTACGCATAATCATCTGTTAAGGAAAGCCCAGACGTTGCTCCCATTGCTGTTACGTAGTTCTGGTCGGAAGTAAACGGAAGCCCCGTCACTCTCACGTTGCCCGTGCCTGTGCCGCTATACCAAGTAACAGCACAATAGACAGTAACCATATTGCCAATTTTTGTATATTTGCCGACTCTGGTGCCATAGCCCGCCGAGCCAGCAGTTGTTGTTCCCTCTATAACAGGCGTAAACGTACCTTCTTCATAATCATCTAGCGCATTAGTTGCTGCGGTGTCACCGTTGAACTGGATACCACCAGTGCCAGAGGCAAGGCGGACGTAAGCGTCGGATGTAATCCTCATCCGCTCTGTGCCCTCCGTCGTAACAACAAAGCGACCATCCGAGCCGGTATCAATTACTTCCGCACTTGTATTACCTTCTTCGATCTTGTCCGTAGTACTGCCGCCTTGCGGTGCAGCATCTACCCACTGGCTTGTATTGCCATCGTCGTAATAGACATACAGCCTTCCTCCAACCGAGTCATACCAGAGGTTGCCATCACTGGGACTGACTGGTGCGCTGTCGCTCGTGATAACCGATGCACCACCAGTGCTCCAAGCTAAACCGTCCCACACCTTCAATACATAGGTGCTGCCGCTTGTATCCAGCCACTGTTCGCCAACCGCATTACCAGCACTTCCGCCAGGTGTAGCGTTTGGTGCGGTCGTGCCAATGTGTACGGGACCGACTTTTACCAGAACACCGTTGTCGCCCTTGAAATAAACGCCTGGACTGCCGCTTTCGTAGTTAATTGCAAGTTGACCGTTTGCAAGGTTGCCCGCAATCGGACGGCTATTTGCAATGGCAGAACGAAGATGCTGGATCGCCATTCCTTAACGCTGTAACCAGCCGGAATTTACGGTTTCAGCCTAGCGGCACTACTACCAAGTCGATATGCCGACTCGTTTCCAGGTATCGGTTGCCACGCAGACATAGATATAGTCCGCGTCCCACGCGATCTGGCCAGCAATACCTGTGTCGCTTGCCGAGCTTGGCGTTTTCGAGGCGCTGATCACAATGCTGTCAGCAACAAAAGCCGACTGCGATTTCCAAGTGGACCCGTTCCACACGTACAAAACAGGGTATGCGCTGCTGGTATCCAGCCACATTTCTCCTGTACTATTCCCCGCACTTCCGGCAGGGCTAACATTCGGCGCTGTTACGCCAACGTGTACTGGACCAATCTTGGTCAGATTGCCAGCGCTGTCCTTGAAAAAAGCGCCAGGACTAACGCTGTTGTAATTCAGTACAAGCTGTCCATATGAGATCGCCGCAGGATCTGCACGCTTGTTTGCCGTGGACGACCGCAGGTGCTTGATTGTCATTCCTTAACGCTGCAGACAGCCGGAATTTACTGCTTCAGCCTAGCGGCATCAGTATGTGCCATCGTCTACGGTTGTAGTCACGCTAATCGCTTGGTACGAGCTGCCGTTCCAAAGCTGCAAAGAACCGCTTGAAGAGTTATAGAAAAGCTGTCCTTCATAGTCACCACTTGCGGGTGTTGTTGCTGAGATTTTGCAGGTTGCTTGGTTAGCTACTTTGGCGCCTGTAACGGCATCATCTGCAATCTGCGAAGTGGAAATTGTTCCAGTTATGTACGTCGCACTTATGTAGTTGATTTCAAGTTGATTACTGGCGTTTACGGTAAATTGCCCGCCTAAGGCGTAGCCACCTACGGTTACTGAGTCACCAACAGCAACTGATACTGCTCCACCTGCAGTAACGTTGAGACCGCTGCCAACGCTGATGCCACCTACGGCGGACGTTGTAGCTACAGGTAAATCACCAGCGATTAATGCTCGACCGGCAGTAACGTGTCCTTGGGCGTCGTAAGTAACAAATCCGAGGTTGGCAGCAGTAACAGAGTTGCTATGGCGGATTTCATTTCCGCTCATCGTTAAACCGCTGCCATTAACAGCAACAGTTCCACGAGTAGAAGTTGTGGCAACAGGAACATCACTGCCAAGCAATGCTCGGCTGGATGTAATCAAACCATCTGCATCATGGTTTACCCAGCCAAAGCTGCCAGGTGTAACGCTATTGCTGATGCTGACATTTCCAGCTACATCAACAGCAAGACCGCCAGACGTTGGAACGATAACGCCACCGACAGTCGTGGTCGTGGCTAAGGGCAGATCTGCTGGATCAAGCGCACGAAATGTTGGGCTTGCGGCACCACCGCCGATCGGACCAGCAAGGACAGTGTTGGCGGATTGCGTTCCAAACTTGTCAGCCGTCAGGCTGCCAGATGCCAGTTTGGCGTTAGTGACGCTGCCTGTAGCCAGTTCATCACTGCCAACAGCGCCAGTGCTGATTTGACTGCTGCCAACCGAGTCTGCGGCAAGAGTGATGCCGGTCGTATCGACCTTGGCGATTGGAATCGCACCAGAGCTGAGAAAATCAACACTTGCCTCGATCAGGTCGGCGGCAGTTACTTTCTTGGTTTCGTCTGCGCTTACGTCAACGATCGCCAGCAGGTCACCGCTTGCGACATCTACAGCGGCTAACGCTGTCAGGTCTGCGATTTTAATGTCAGACATTGCTAGGCGTGCGTTGATCTCAGTTTAGGGTGTAACGGCAAGCGGGTTGTTTTGCTGCGTCGTGAGCACATTTGACGCCTGCGTCAACAGGTAGAAGGCAGGCGGCTCGTACAAAAGATCAATCTGCCCTGTTGTTACAAAATTGATGCGCGAAATGACGGTCTCACCAGGGCTGAAGCTGATCGCCACGGCGGTAACAATACCTTCAATCCCGTAAAACAGTGCGGTCCTGCTGTCTGTCAAGGACATTTCACCATACGCCCCACCATCTTCGGGTTGCTTCAAGTACAAGGAAGCACGGAAACGGCTGCCAAACTTTTGACGAGCAACAATTTGGTGGAAATACTGTGACACTTCAGCCGCCTCACCTGCGGTATCCGTACCGCCGCGACCAGTCTGGAAGTCCCACAGACACTCCATTGATCCTTGCCCAGACAACAAACCTTCATACTGATTGACGAAAGCATCACCCAAAGAAGTAACGTCGATCGCTTCTCTGTTTGTGGCCAACTCATAACTCTGCACGCCACCGAGTACATGATTCAAACTGTCGTCGGTACTTATAACTAATGGGTAGCCACTAACGATGCTGCTTAAAGCCAAGGCGTCCGCTTCATCACCGCGTAAAGCTTTCGCCCATGTAGTAAACAAACGAATACCATCCAGATTATCAACGTGGATATACCAGGTTCCATCAGGTTGTTGGCTGCCTCCAGGCCAAGCACTCGCATCAATAAACGTCAGATCTGAGGTGCTTGGTGCGCCACTGCTTTCGAGGCGACGGATGTACAACTTGTCGCCAGTCTGAAGAACACCGGATGGCAGCCCTAGCTTGAACCGTTTCTTGGTTGCATTTACGTCGCCTGCAGATATGGACGTGCGGGCTTTGTTGGCACTGGTGCGCTCCAGGCGGATAAGACCAGAATTGCCGAGGAAGATGCTCATGAGTCGCTGATGGTTGTAGTGGTCAGGGGTCCGCTGACGGCGAAACTCACTTCTGCGCTCACAATATCCCCTGTTGTTACTGCCATCCCAATCGAAGTGACGTATGCATTAAAAGCCAGTACACGATCCTTGTACTGTCCAGCGAGTGTCACCGAAAACGCAAATGTTTTTGTTTTGGATGGGGCATTAGTGCTAAAAATGTTTTGCAGTATGGTAGCAGCGCTTAAACTGCCATTTGTATCTTCGTAGTAATAAATTGTGCAGCTACCGGAGTACGAGCGGCGCCCTTGAATAAGAGTGCTTTCGTTGTCGGCAAGTGTTGTTGTATCTAGCGCCTCGATGCTGCCGTTGATCTGGATGTTGCGGGCTCGTGCAACAACGGCTCCATCAATGCTGAGCGTGCCATCAGTACCAGTGAAGTATTTGCTCATTGTGGTACTGCCGTTAGAGACACTGAGACGTTTTGCACGCCCGGTGAGACGTACTCCACGCTAGGCGCTCCTGAGTAACGCCACAAACTGCCTGCCGGTTTGATGTTGCTATACCCGCTCATGCCGCCGTAGACGGCAGAAGGCAGATCAAACAGCTCGAAGGTGCCACGGGCAAGTAGGTAATGGGCGGTAATCAGGTTTGCAGTTGCCTCTTGGAGGTTGCTAAAGCTGAGCTGTAGCTGCGTGCCAATCGGCGTAGAACCATGCAGCACGCGCACCTCAGCGCCAGCTAGCGAGGTGAACGCAGTCATTGGCTGCGTGCCAGGTGTCCAGCTGCGGGCACTGGGAGTCAGCGCCGGAAAATCAGCAATAGCCATAATCGATGCTGTAGCTGCCCGTAAGAACATCGTAGGCAACAGCGCTGGCTCCGGTTGATAAAGTCGGAAAATGCGTAGCTTCAATAGAAATATCCCCTGTCAAAGCCTCGCTGATGCTGTCAATCTGGTAAAAGTTTTGTTCTGTCGATGAAATGCCAGCGCTATTGATCCTGTTCTCAATAATTTTGATGATGTCTCCGGGCTGCAATAACGATGCAGCAGGCGACCCACCAAGGGGATTCGTGTTAAAGGTTACGGTATGTGTTGTATATTTGCGTTTGGCTAGCATATATTTACCGATTTTTTGAGCATGAGCCTGACTCGTGCAAAACTCTGACAGATCATATTGTTCGTAGGGTCCATTAAGAGCCGTATTTGTATATCGAACTTCAAGGCTACGCACTCGACCTGGCACTATTTGTTTTTGTTGGCGCCACAGTATGACTGCGCAAAAGGGCTTGCGTTCAGATACTTCTACATAGTTGCGCGCTAAAGATCCTTCGGTGATATTTGTCTCATCAAAAACTTTTGTCGGTACTACAGGCGATTGTGACACTTCA